TATATAATGTCTTATCCTAGAATCAAATTATGGGAAGCTACAATTAGAACTCCAGACGGCAAAGAATTTAAAGATCGTGTTGGAGCGCAAACTGTCGACGAAGCAAGACAGTTATTGCAACAAAGACACGGACCTAGAGCAGTGCCTTATCTGCCTAGGTTGATACCCAGTTAACGGAGTGTAGCGCAGTCTGGTAGCGCACCTGCTTTGGGAGCAGGGGGTCCAAGGTTCGAATCCTTGTACTCCGACCAATTATTGATAGTAGTATAAGATCCGATTCGGAAACCGAAAGGTGAAACAGAGCAGGTGGAACTGCGAAGTGGATGTGTCATAGATACATTGCGAGTCCGTATATGATCCAGGGCGTTTTACAGCGTGACCAGATTGAAGGACACCGGATTCCATGTTAGGCTGGACTATAGAAGCAGGTGCTGTAATGCCTGGGTGGCCACAGATTAAGTTCTAAACCAAATCTTTAGTATTACTATCAATATCCTAACTCGCTGTAGTTCAATGGACAGAACGGTTCTCTCCTAAAGAACAAATCCAGGTTCGATTCCCGGTGGCGAGGCCAAAGGTTAAATAGTTTTATGCGGGATTCGTATAGTGGTAATACCTTAGCCTTCCAAGCTAATGCTGACAGTTCGATTCTGTTATCCCGCTCCAAATATAACAATAAATGGATCATAGTTGCAAATTACCCTGGACCTGGTTAGTAGTTAATATAGATCAAAATTTATGGCGGTTTTGTTGTAAAACAGACTGGCAGGGAGATTTTCATACTAGCTATTCCGAAAATAACGAAACCCTGATACGTGTAAGGCAGGGTTTTTTAAAGGGAGAAAAACCAAACGAATGTTCTTCGTGTTGGAGAGAAGAATCGTTGAATGGTTCTAGTTATCGTACCAGTATAACCGGTGCTACGAAAAAAGAACTACTAACAACCTATAAAGGATTAGAATACATTGATCTGATATACGGAAGTTTGTGTAATCTTAGATGTGCCAGCTGTGGACCTCTGAGTAGCACCCAATGGAATACACTATTGAAGCAGCAGGAAACATTACCGTTTGGTTGGTTAAAACCTTTAAACAATTTTCAACCAAACACCGAAGCTTGGAAACGAATTCCTAAAATAATAGAAGACAATATCTCGTCATTAGATCATTTAAACTTATATGGTGGGGAACCTAGTATAGATCCCAATTTTATACAGTTGATTGATCAGTTATGTGACATAGATATTTCTTCAAGAAAAGATAATCCCATTGCTCTTAGAATTTATACCAACGGAGTTTGGCCAGATAATGATAAACTAAGTGAAAAATTTTTAGCAAATTTACACAGAGCCAAATCCAAAGGATGGACTGTTGATTTAAAATTCTCAATCGATGCTGTAGGCGAGAACGCTGAGTATATTAGACATCCAACTAAGTGGAGTTTATTAGACAGTCATATAGATATGATGGCTGAAGAAGGCTTTACTAATCAAATACATATAACCACAAGTTTGTTGAATATTCCAGTTCAACACGAAATAGCAGAATACTTTGCGGAAAAGAGATATAGAGATAAAGTAAAACCTATACCCAATTTAGCTAATAGGCCGCAAATTATTGCCATAGCAAATATAGGAAAGAATCTCAATAAATTCTTAGAGCCATGGAATTCAGTTCCAGATATGCTTCAGTGGGGCCATTATAAAAGATGGATTTTAAATTTAGGTAAGCAGCAAGCGAACGGTATCGCTGATCGTAACAGAATATCAGAATTTATAACCTATACAGATTGGTATGCCGAAGCAAATAACATCACTATACCTAAGAAACTTAAAGAATATTATAACAGCTACTTAGAATGAAGGTAATAGATCAAAACAAGACCTTTAGAAAGTTTGACTTTAGTTCTACGATCAGTCAAGCAGATAATAAAGAAGCCATAGGCATTATAAAGAATATTATCGCTGATGGGAATTATTTTACAAATAGTCCTAAGTATCAAACTAAAGAAAACATCTTTAGTAGACAAGAAGCTGTATGGTTGAAATATCGTATGAGCTTTTTGTTTAGTGTGTTTATGTACTTAGGTCGAGAAGTAAAGGTCGCTAATATGATGGCTTGGAGTTTTATGACAAACCTGCAGGGTGCCGAAGATCGTGAAAAACTTTGGCACCATCATTGGCATCCTCAGAATCAAAACTCAAAGATGCTTAGTGGAATTTTTTATCTTCAAATTCCAGACGATGTTAAAGACAGAGATTACTGTGGAACCGAAATGGCTCCTAGTGGTCCCGAAAGTGATGATAAGTACTTTGTTCGGCCTACAGATTATAGCTGGTTAATTTATCCTAGTGATCAATGGCATAGACCAGGTATAGTACAAAGCAACAGCTATAGATTTATATTAGCTGCTGACATAGAATATTTTTAATGCGGCATTAGTACAGTTGGTAGTACATCTGCTTGCCAAGCAGAAGGTCGCCGGTTCGAACCCGGCATGCCGCTCCATATAACACGGCCCTTGTTTTAAGTTATAAACTTATGCAAGGGTTTTTCTTTTCTGGCTATCGTATAATGGAGAATACAACTCTCTTCTAAAGAGTGAATGTGGGTTCGATTCCTGCTAGCCGGGCCATGCTACTGTATAGGCACCAGTCAAACGTACACATCAAAAAACAAGCCCTTGGAGTATTTTTGCTTTGCTCTCCAAGCATGTTGTAAGTAAGAATATTTCATAACGTATTTAATACAGTGGGTTGGCAGAGAGGCTTATTGCACCACCTTGGAAAGGTGACTGTCCGAAAGGGCACGAGAGTTCGAATCTCTCACCCGCTGCCACTTGACACAGACACAAAACGGATATATAATATTAGAATGTATAAAGTAAATTGGAATGACACGGCGGGTAGAGGCTGTGTGGAAGAAGTAAAAGATTTATCGGAAGCGTTGTCTTTCGCAAAAGAATTAGGCATACTTGTTACTATAAATGGTAACGGTATGGAAATCGTAGGCGTGTTCGGCGCCGATTCTATTAACAACGGGCTGTTGCCAAACGGTGACAAGTACGGTTGGTACAAAAGGAGAAAACCATGAAACGAGTGATTGAAATCCGTGCCGCAGAGGGCGGAGAAGACAGCAAATTATTTGTCAGCGATCTCGCTGGAGCATATACCAAACTAGGAAACAAACTGGGTTGAACTACCCGCCTGATAGATGTACGTCTTGGCGAGTGTTCAATACTTGTTGAGGGCGTAGATTTATCCGGCTTAGATAATGAGCCCGGTGGTCACAGAATACAGCGTGTTCCTCCTACGGAACGCAAAGGCCGAGTTCATACCAGTACTGTTACAGTTGCCGTCATAGACCGCACTACAGAAATTGGATCTGTAGCTCTTAACCAAAAAGATCTAAAGGTCGAATGGTATAGCGGTACCGGTGCTGGTGGACAATATCGCAACAAACATCAAAACAGTTGTCGAATAACACATATCCCTACGGGTATAATAGCCAAATCCGAATGCCGCAGTCGTCAAAACAGTTTAGACTCTGCTATGGCTGAATTGCAACATCGTATTGACACAGAGCAAAAAAGACAGTATAATAATAACATAGCGAACAATAGAAAAACCCAAGTTGGATCAGGTATGCGTGGGGATAAGATCCGTACCTACAGATTCCAAGACGACATTGTTCAAGATCATTTAACAGAAAAAAGAGCAAAGTGCTCTCATATATTGAAAGGCAATATAGATCTTTTATGGCCAAAGAAGATATAATTGAATTAACTGGCGTTGTCGACGAAGTTCTGCCCGGCAATATGTTCAAGGTCAAGGTAGACAATCTACCTCATGTCCTACTTTGCTATACCAGCGGCAAACTCAAGCAACACAAAATTCGCATCATCTTGGGCGATAAGGTCAAGGTAGAGGTTAGTCCTTACGATATGACCAAAGGTCGTGTTTCATATAGGCTGTAACATGGGCAGTGACAAAACATTTTTTGGCACCATCCTTGCTATGATGGCTTTATTTTTTGGCTATCCTGTGGCAGCATTTTTTATCTTTTTGATTGCGGTAATGTAATGGTTAAAGGAGAAGGCGATGCCTTGGATACAGAACGTTTCGTTAAGTGATGTTAAAAAAGGACATCATGTTGCAGTAAAAGAAAATTCCATGCTGATTCAAATTGTTGATCCTGCAATGGAGTTTCCTACACCTGCTCAAAAATTCAAGGAAGTTCATCAATTTGAATTTCTTGACATCGAAGAAGACGGCATGACTAACAACGGCGACGGCACATTCACCGATATGGGAGAGTTCGCTGTTACACAAGCTCAAGCCGACCGTTTAGTTGAGCTGCTACAACATGCGTTAGAAAACAGAATGGATGTTGTGGTACACTGTGTAGCAGGTGTTTGCCGTAGTGGTGCAGTCTGTGAAGTAGGTGTTATGATGGGCTTTGACGACACAGAAGTGTTCCGTAGTCCTAACCTGCTGGTCAAGCATAAGATGATGCGGAAGTTGGGCTGGACTTACGACGAGAATGAGCCCCACACTATTAACGGTTATACTACCGAGAGTGGGATCATTCTCCCTAAAAGTGTAGACTGGGACAACGACAACGAAAAAGTTTTTACTTTGGCCTACGAGCGCCGTGAGCGCAGAAAGCGTGAAGGAGATATTTAATGGATGATGAAAAATACGAAATTCCTAGTCATACTCTAGAAGCTCTAGATCGATATTGGAAGTACGGATACAGCCCGGGTAGCTTTTTAAGTTATTTGCTATGCGGAGATATCTACGGGGCTGTTGGCCGAGCAGATCATTGGAACAAGGCTGCACTCTATCAGATTTTGGAATATATTGTTCATACAGCACCTAGAGGCAGCTACGGTACTCCGCATCTATACCAAGATTGGGTGAATCACGGTGAACAGTTCCAATGGTATCAAAAGCAAAGAGTGGTTGACATTTTGAGCAATTGATGTTATACTGTAGTTACAGTAAACAGAAAGGAGCCCAAAATGGCACAGATTCCCAAGCCCAATGTTACCGCTTTCCGTGTAGAACTTACCGAATACGAACGAGGATGGGGACAAAAACATTTTGATACTGTCTACTTCGATAACGAAGCAGAAGCTCGTGAATGGGCCATCGATTACAACCTTAAGCATAACAACAAGAAGGTCGTACCCGACTGGTATGTGAGAGCAGACTATGTAGGAGCAGTTCGATAATGGAGTTCGTTATTGAAACCAAGAGCAAGAGGACACGGGCCTTCTTTGAGCGCATTGTTCCCAAAATGATCAAAGAGCTCAAGTTGACCCGTAG